ATGAAAATGCCTAAAGCGGTCAAGCGCGGTGAAAGCTACAGAATTAAAATAATGATTGCTGGAAAAACATATTCAGTAACCAAAGACACAGTAAAAGAATGCGAGCAATGGGCTGCGCAAAAGATGCTTGAGGCAAAAGCAAATAAGCTTTCTGAAGATCTAGGCGTAAAGCAACACTATCCCTTTAAAACCCTTTTTCATAAATATTATGACGAGCATGGGCGAAAGCTTCGTGGATCCAAATACGTCAAAGAACAATTAGGGCCATTTGAAGAAAAGTTTGGTGCGCTGGCAGATATGTCTATTCATGACATCACACCACAGCATTTAACTATCTGGCGCAATAAGCGCTTAAAACAAGTTGGAGCAAATACGGTGCTGCGAGAAATTGCGCTGTACTCATCAGTTTTTAGCTATGCGGTTAAAGAGCTTTTCTTATTGGAAACTAATCCATGGATGGGCATTAAAAAACCGGCTAAGCCTAAAGCACGTAATCGCCGTATTCGTGATGAGGAAATTCAGCTCATTTTAGAGGGATTGAATTATCGTGAAGGGCAGACACCGACATTACCAGAGCACTATGTTGCATGGGCATTTCTATTTGCTCTAGAGACTGCAATGCGCCGTGGTGAAATTCTCGGTATTACCATGTCTGAAATTTATGATCGGCATGTGCATTTACCTAAAACCAAAAACGGTGATGCTCGTAATGTGCCACTAACTAAAAAGGCCTTGGCTTTGTTGGATCTGATTGATCATGATGGGCCTAAGCTGATTCCACAAAATGAAAATGCTTTCAGGTTAATGTGGGAGCGTCGCAAGGCAAAAGTAGGACTGGCAGATATTCACTTTCATGACACACGCCATGAGGCTATTACTCGTTTTGTGAATAACCAAAAATTACCGGTTGAAGTGCTGGCAAAGGTCACTGGTCATAAAAATATTAAAGTCCTAGTGAATACTTATTACAACCCGGATGTTGAAGATATTGCGGATATGATGGATGCATAAAATTAAAGCCCCTTAAATTGGGGCTTTTTCTTTAAATATAGTTTGTATGGCCTTTTTCATTGATTATTCCTTGGTCGCCCGCGTCTAGCGATAGGTTTAGCTGTCAAAATAGCGTGTGCTTGTTCTGGATCGTAAAGACATTTCCCCCGAGTACCTTTGTTGATTGCTGCACAGCGGTCACGGACAGCGTCGGGACTAATGCCATAGTACTGAGCCAATTCAGTAGACGATACCAGTTTTGGGCTTACATCCTTGATCGATACGATCTTTGCACCGCCAACTTCAGAACCTACGAATAATTGAGGTGCTTCACCTTGTACAGTGATTTGAAAAATTCCCATTTAAGACACCTCCTTTAAACTTTGCACCACAGATTCAGGTAACCCGAAAAAATCATTTATAGTTTTATTGAATTCACCGCTTTCAATGAATTGATCCATCAGATTGACTTGTTTATCGATAGTATTCTTAGGTTTAGCCCACCAAGCTACTGGACCATCCTCTGTGTCGTTAATAGATACCAAGAACCAGTCAGCATCTCCTTTAGGTTTGCTCGGATTCCAGTAAGCGACCGCTTCAAGCTCCTCATGATCCCAATAGCGGCTAGCAACTTCTTCCGAAGCATCAAATTCCATTTCAACTTTTGAAAAATCTACATTAAAATGCTGCTTCAATTCTTCAAATTGCTCTAAAGTCATACTTTCTGAATCACCGATTACATGATCTAGATATTCACTGAATACCGGGTGAGTCCAGAAGCCATATTGATCACGAATAATTTCTGCCGGTTCTAATTGCTTAATCATCCTTTTCTCTCCTTGGCTTCATGGGCCTTCAAATATTCCGCTTTAGCAGCTGCCCAATTCGCTGCATCGTATGGGCTTAAACCTTGTGCTTTGCACCAGTTGGTGCACCAGAGGAATTGAGCATCATCAAAGTTCATTGGCTGGCTCCTGCGCTTCGATCATGGCGGTTTCCAATACGGCTTTAGCGCCCAACTTAACCCCGTGATAAAACCCCTTATTTAAGGCTTCTTTAAAGTCTTTGGATTTGCCATCCCAGCCATAAATAACTTGGCATTCCTTAAAAAGACCGAGTCCTTGGTTATGCACTATGGCATCGGGGTGAACTTTCTTGACTAAAACATATCCTTCCGGCACCGCTTGGGCTTTGACATCACGTTTTGCACGTAACCACATAACCCAACCAGTATTTAAAGCTTCGTAAGCAACTTTTCGATCCTCATCATCAGTGTTGTTTACACACTCACTTTTGATTTCATAATCACCCGTATTTTCATTAAAGTTGAAAAACGGTAGAAGGTGAGAGTGAATGAACTCAGCTTCAAATAAAGGTTTTTGTTCACGCCATACAGCTTGTTTTTCTGAAATATCCATCACGCCACCTCATAGAAGCGCTTGGCTTCTTCAAAATTTGATGTGGTAAGTGGTGATGAGCCTTTTTTGTAGCATTTAACAATCTCACCATATTCAAAAACTTTGCATGCTGTTGGCAGGTCAAAGCACTGGTACATCGGCTCTTTAAACCAGTCTTCTGTATAAAACATTTGTTCCTGGTGTTCTTCAGCTGTGCCTTCCCATTCTTGAATCTGAAAGTATTCATCAAATGATTCGATCATGAACTGATTACCTTCAGCTTTAGTCATAGCTCTGTAGCGAGCCAAAGCACGTTCAGCAATTTCTTTTGATGCAGCAGGTGATTGCTCATGCGGACTATCATCTTCAGGGCAGATTCCTACGCACCACAATTTGTTATCTTCCATCACGCCGCCATCCTTAATACTTTTGGTGCCTGAGCTCGCAAAGAGACCAGCAAAGGCTTACCAATTTTCAAATACTGTTTAAGAAAAATGGCATAGCGCTTTTGAGTGGCTTCGCTCATCTTTCCTGTGCCATCAATTTCAAGCGTAGGTTTATTTGATTTGCTGTATCGAACCAAGGCTGCATGCTTGACCAGTTTTGGTTGATACCCGTCATTCAATAGCCAGTTTTCAAAAGGTGCAGCCAGGCTAAAATGAATTTTCTTGGTGCCTTTGGGTTCAATGGGTGGGTAATTCATTTCACTATCCTTTAAATGACCATGCGCAGTGCATGGCCATCCGGTCTAATGGTTAGATATTTGCAGAACCTTCAAGGATCGTCACAAATGATGGAACACCTGGTAACGCCGTTTCAGTATCATCATTATTGAAAACGGTTTTGCCTTCGCGGATATAAGTCACGGTATCTTCCATAGACTTTTCAATCGCTTTTTCGAGCTGGTCCAAGTCGTACCACAAAGCAATATTTCCATCCTTGATGCGGTAGCGGAAACGCGCTGGAAGGGCATAGTGCTCACCGCCACGATGCACCTGAATACCAAATACAATCTGTTCCGGAATATTCAAGTTGCCTTGGCGTCCGGCACTAGCTTCAATATTTTCGTTGTAGGTCAGTGACACTTGGCCATTGTCAGTACGAGTACCAGATTTGAAATCGATATTGGTTTTGGCCTGAAGAGTATTCACGATTTCATAAAGCTCAGCTGCAGCAGGCTGATTCACATACGGCATTACATCTTCTAGGAATAATGCAAAATCCATCTGTGACATTTTTCGGCCAGAGTTCGCTACAACTTTTTCAAATTCTGGAGTTTTACTAACAATGAAGTGGGCAGTGTGTTTGCAATGGCGTTGATAAGCATTAGCACCATAACCTGCAACTTTTTCGGCTTGGTGGAAGTCCAGTACCGCTTGAATTTTCCCACCCAACACATCTACGAAAACCATTGAGTTTTCATCTGCAAAACGAGTGACATAAGCGATCAGGTCTTTTGCTGTATGCAAGATTGTTGCTTGCTTAAGTTGAAGTGGGCGTTCCAGTGTTTCTTCAAAGGTATGAACCTCACCACCTTCAGGTGTAACCACGAAAGGTAAAACGTCACCAGCTGCCTGTAGAGAAGTTTGACCAATTACGAAAGCATCTTTATGCATTACTGTACCCACTTGATTATTTAGTTCAGAGTTATTCATGTTGTTAAGGCCTTTTAATTAGCTGAGGTTTTTGAAAGTTGGTTTTTTGGTTTCCGGCAGTGCTTTCACATCTACTGGGCCGCTTGATTGGATCTGTTCAAGATTCAATTTCTGTTGGCGTGGATCTTCACGAACAAGCTGCTGTTTTCCATCGGTGAATAGAACAGTTGGTTCTTTATCGAACTTAGGAAGAATCGACTTAACGTCATCCATGATTTTGTAGACGCCGTTGCCGTTTGGCTTGATGGTCAAAGAGATAGTGACCTTGCTTTGCTTGCCGGTATCCGCCGTTGCCTGAAGCGCTTCAGTAAGCAGCTCGTCAATTTCTTCAGCCACGGTACCGTGACGTAAATTTTCAAGTGTTTGAGCGAAAGAGGTTTTGTTTTTTGACATGGTTATTCTCCAAAAATTACTTGTGTAAGCCGTGTTGAATTAATTTTTTGCGAAAAGTTCCGCGATTTAAGCCCAGCATTTCGGCAGCCTTTGTCTGGTTGCCACGACACTCAGTCATTACTTCCTGAAGCAATGGTTTTTCAAATTGAGCCAAGGCTTTGTGATACGCCGTTCCGTTGTTAGCTTCAAAAAATGCAGTAGAAAATAGGCGTGTATTTATTTTTGCGTTCATGCTGGCACCTCATTAGATTTATGCGCGTCATACAGCTTGATTGCGTGAACAATGGCGTAGCAGCACCAGATATAGTGAAAAGTAGCTTTGGTGGTTGGGGCTTCAAAAAAATCTGTTAAATCCATACCACCCGCTTCATCTGCATCCCAAGAATTAATTTCATTCCAAAAATCAAACTCGCATGATCCTTGAGTTCCATTTATGAAACTGGTGACAGCTTCCAGTGCCTGCTTGGATTTTTCTCTATCCTCAGGATCGGACAGATCTAAATCTTCCAGAAAATTGGTTAAATAGCCTTGTACAGACGAATTTGCTGTATCAATATCAAATTCACTAATAACACCAGCTTCTACTTTTTCTCCCCAGTAACCCGGATTGATGTAATAACCAGACTGGGCACGGAAAAATCCAAACATGTCATTTGTGCGTTGAAAAATGAAATCACCCATATCGCCAGTAATCATTAGATAGCCAGGGCGAGTAGTGATGTTGTAATGCATCTCCATAGTGTTAGGGTTCGCAATCGTAATATCGCGGAATACACCTTGATCTAGGTTCACAGTCAGTTGATGGTGGGCAACATCTTTCAAGAATTGCTCTAAAGTTGGAAGACTCACTTCACACCCCCAGCAATAGCAGCATTAATCTTTTCAATCTCATAACGATCAACATAAGCATTAATCGTCTTGTCAAAATGCACCACGTTCAGAATGTCCAGAAACTCGACTGAGGCATCATCTAGTGCGTACTCGACATAGATGTTGTATTCATCAGCTTTGACAGTAGCGACACAAATCTGATTGCAATTCACGCTCTCAACTTCGTAATGCTTTGCAGCGATGTCGATTTGCGGCTGATCTTCGATAGATTCAGCTTGGGCAAGGCAGCCTGTCAGCGCGAGGGCTAAAGGGAGTAGGAGGAATTTATTCATAAGAGCCACCACTCGATAGAATGATTGCTTTTGCATGCTCAATAGCATCTTGTTTTGAAAGATGGACTAGACCACGCTGTAAGTGCTGAACATCGCAATCCTGACCATCCCAAACTAAGTGTCGGCAGAACTCACCATCATGTCGCGACGGGTCGGCAATCCAGAACTTTGTACCTTCAGGTAGTGAATCCCAGAGAATAGGAGCAGGGCATTCAATGCCATTAATTGTGATGGTGCGAGGTTTGAGGCGGAATTTAAAACGATCTGAAAAGAATAAGTTCGTCTCCAGACCAAAAGCATTACTCCATCCTAGAGATTTAAAGGTATTGCTGGTATCCATGTATTCAACATCTTGATCATTCGCCAAGGCAATCAGCGCTTCTTTCCCGCTAATCAACTTGCCTTCATCGACTTTTGTATTCATAATAATTTCACTCACTGTAGGGTGGGTCAGGCCTCAGGTTGTTCGTGCAACGCTGGGGCTTTTTATTTCCTGTGAATTAATAGTAAACATGATGTGTACTATCGTCAAGTAATTTTGTTAACTTTGTGTGGACTATTTTTGTTTACTATTTTTGTGAACTTTTATTGAGGCGATAAAAAACCGCCTCAGTGGGCGGTCATATAATTTTTAAGTGGTTATGGCAGTGGGTTTTGTACATTGAATGCGTAAGCTACTACACAAAATTCCTGCTCCATAATATCTTCGATAGTCAGTACCTCTTCTGGATACTCTTCAGAATTGGCGCTAACAATTCGCACACCACCTTTAGGCATGCGATATAAATACTTGAATTTGAATAATCCACCATGATTTATGGCGTAAATCTTTCCATCAATAATCTGTGTTCTACCGGTATCTACATACACAGTAGCGCCGTTATTAATTACTGGTGCCATAGAGTTACCGAATGCTGTTAGAGCATAAGCATTTCCTTCATAAACGCCGTATTTATTGAGTGTTGCTTTACTTAGGCGCAACTTCCTTGTTGCTTCACCAATAATTTCTGCAGCTGTACCAGAACCACAAGACACTAAGAATTCCTTATAAAACGGTATTTCAACCTCATCATCATCTAGCGGGGTTTGATGATCCCATCCTTGAACTTTTGTAACCTCAACATCTTGACCCTTCTCATCACCTTGCAAGATCCAGTTGACCGACACACCAAATTGAGCAGACGCCTTAATCGCACCTGATTTAGATACTCCACGTCTCTTCCAGTTGCTAACAGTTTGTGGAGATTCATCAATTTTCTTAGCTAGCTCTTCTTGATTCAAGCCGCTTATTTTTAAAATTCTTTCTAATGAAGGATGCATGCTCGTGTTAACCCGGTGTGTAAAAGCCCTTTTATTATCTAAAAAAGTAAACAACTTGTGTTAAACAGAAAAATTGACAATACTTAACGCTGTGTTTACCATATACTTAACGTGATGTTGAGAATAAGATTATGGCTATCTCAGTAAAAGCTGATAAGCAAACCATCGCGAATCTAGGCGGTCCTGCAAAGGTAGCCGATTCACTTGGTTATAGCATTCAGCGAGTTCAAAACTGGACGGTTCGCGGCATTCCGGCAAAGGTAAAGCTTGAATACCCTGAACTATTTTTAAAACCACAACCAACTCCCCCAAAAAATAATGCAGCTTAATACTGCTTAAACCAATTATTAAACATTTGATTTTCAATAAATACGTTTTTAGGAAGGCTAAATGAACATAACGGATGCAGCATACAGCACAGTGCATGACTACCCAGGTGGGGCAAATGCATTAGCCCCAAGGATGGGAATCAAAAGTCCAGCTGTCTTAAACAGTAAGGTAAATCCAAACACAGATACCCATCATTTAACACTATCAGAAGCCTCAAAAATGATGGCAATGACTGGTGATTATCGAATTTTGCAAGCTTTGGCTGCTGAGCATGAAAAGGTTGCAATCGATCTTCCTGAAATTCCTGAATGCCGCGATATGTCTCTGACAGACAAAGTGCTGTGCATTGGTATGAAAGGTGGCGATGTGATGAGCCTATTCCGAGAAATTATGGCAGATGGCCGTATTACACAAGGTGAAGTGCAGGACATGTCAAAGGTGATCCACCAGATGCATGTTGCTTTGGCTGAGCTGGATAAACAAATTCAAGCTTGTATTGATAACCCAGAAGCAGAAAAAGCCTGACGTGCGAGGTCAGGCTTTTCCGGTTGTTCACTAACGTCTGAGGAAAGTAAACATGAATATGTTAACACAAGGAAATTTTAACATAAACGAAGTGACAATGTCATCACCCGATATTGTTGGTTTTATTAACAATTTTCGCAAAGAAACTGCCACTGTCGAGAAGCCATATAAAGAACTTCGCCATGATGACTTTATGCGTAAAGTTTTAAGTGTTTTGGGTGAAGAGCACGCTCCGAAATTTATCGGAACGCAAAACTATGGCAACAATAACACACGCCATATCTATAACTTTCCAAAACGCGAAGCCTGCCTCATGGCCATGTCATATAGCTATGAATTACAAGCTCGAGTCTTTGATCGCATGACGGCGATGGAAGAAGCACTTAAGGCTAAAAATAGTTTCGATATTACAAACCCAACACATCTCCTTCAAGCAATCGAAGTGCAGGCAAAACTCAATATTGAGCTAAGTGAAAAGGTAGCGGTATTGGAGCCAAAAGCTAATGCGCTTGACCAGATTGCTGAAACATCAAGCTCGTTCTGTATTCGTGATGCTGCTAAGACTGTAGGTGTGCCAGAGAAAAAGTTTATTCAGTTTTTGATGAATCAGAACTGGATCTATCGTGCTAAAGATGGCAGCAACACCCTGTGCGCTTACAGCAAACGCCTTGCTCAAAAAGTCATGATTGAGAAAGTAACCCGCGTTATTGAAACATCAAAAGGTCCACAAGTTTTCACTCAGGCTCGTATTACCTCAAAAGGTCTTACGCGCTTGGCAGCTATGGTTCGTGATGCTGGTTTGGTAGAAGGGGTGGCAGCATGAGCAGCTTTATTCCTAATAGCTTTCAGGTGCCGAATGCATTTGTTGATGAAGTGCTGTGCCAGATCGGTGACGTTGCTGCAAAGTTGTACCTGATTATCTGCCGTAAAACACGTGGCTGGTACAAAGAGGTTGATTCAATTTCCCTGAGTCAATTCCAGAAGATTTCTGGTAAAAGCCGACCAACAATTACCAAGGCACTTGCTGAGTTAATTCAGGTTGGTTTGGTTATTGAGTGCGAGTCTACTGTGCATGGAAATTCATTCAAATTGAATGACGATTGCACCGTTGGTTGGATGCTAAAAGTGCCTAGTAAAAAATCTTTACTAGTAAAGAAATTTAACCACGCTAGTAAAAAATCTTTACTAGTGCTAGTAAAAAATCTTTACACACAAAAGACACTATCAAAAGACACTCTACAAAATAAAAAAATAAATAAAAAAAGTAAGAGTGAATCTGAGAAACCTAAGGCTGAAAAACCAAATGCATTCGATGCAAAACCAGTTGAGTTACCAGTGAACGTAAATCGTGATCTATGGATTCAATTTGTTGATATGCGCAACAGCATCAGAAAACCACTCACTGAAAACGCCGTAAACCTTTTGATTAAAAAATTGGTTGGCTTTGGTGAATTGGCAAACCAGTCACTGGAAGCTTCAATCATTGGAAGTTATCAAAGTGTTTATCCACCGAAACAACAAACACCAGTTCAAAACCAACAGCCAATGCAACGCCGTCGCTTTGGCAACCAAGTAGATTCAAATCAAATGCGCACAGTGGGAGAGTCAAACTAATGAGCAATATTCAATTATTCGAAAACGCTTTTGCTGTGAACTTTCCAGTTGAAGTGGCAGAAATGGTTTTAAACCGTATTGGTGATGTCTACGGCGCTGAGTTCAGTAAAAAATATGCAAATTATTCAGATGAAGAGCTTGTTCAGTTGGCATGCACTGTTTTGAGTGGCCTCACTCCAGCTGATATCACTCGCGGCATCTTGCGTATGAATTCTGAAGAGTGGTGTCCAAACCTTCCAAAATTCCGTAGCTGGTGTGAACAAGGCGGTGACTGGTGGACTGCAGATATGGCTTGGGCCAAAGCACTGCAGTTTGAGAACGATAAAAAATCAGAAATTACGACACTTGCGAAGCGCAGTCTTGATGAAGTGCGCCATATCCTCAACGTAGAGGGACAGAAAGCAGCGCATTACGCCTTTAATGCGATTTATCAGGACTACCTTGCACGGGCGAAGGAAAAAGGCCGTGTGCAGGAAATGTGGAAGAAAGAGGGCAAGACTAAGTCTTTAACTTATGACGAGCGCAATCGTAAAGGTGTGCCGTGTCCGCCCGAGTTGGCTGCAAAAGTGAAAGGTGCTTTCAAGCGTAATGGGTGGGCGGCTTGAAAATGAATCATCCTTTAATCCGTTACCACGGCGGTAAATTCCGAATTGCTCATTGGATTATTTCTCAAATGCCAAATCACACTTGCTACACAGAAGTATTTGGAGGAGCAGCTGGAGTTCTTCTACAAAAGCCACGAGCGTACGCTGAGGTCTATAACGACCTTGATGGTGACATCGTAAATCTTTTTAAGGTACTTCGAAGTTCTAGCTCGAGAGAACAGCTCATTGAGCAATTAATCTTAACGCCTTACAGCCGTGAAGAATTTGAAAACTCTTGGTTTGGTACTGAAGATTCAGTAGAGCGTGCACGCCGTACGATCATCCGTGCTCAGATGGGCTTTAGATCGGCTGGTGCAACCAAGGGTATTACAGGATTTCGTATTGATACCAAGCGCCAGTACGGCACGGCTCAATCATTGTGGACCACTTATCCAGAACATCTAAGTCAGATTGGCCAGAGATTGAGTGGTGTTTTAATTGAGAACCGTCCAGCAATCCAGATTCTTAAAGATCATGACGCGCCTACTACCTTGCATTATGTGGATCCGCCGTATGTTCACGATACCCGCTATGAAGGCGCCAAAACTGGCCGAGTTTACCGTCATGAGATGGATGATAAAGATCATCTGGATTTACTCAACACATTACTCGAGCTAGAGGGAATGGTCATGCTTTCCGGTTACCAATCCGACTTGTATGAAGAAATGCTCAAAGGCTGGCAAAAGGTAGAGATTAAAGCGCGTATTTCATCTGGTCGCGGTACTGATACCCGAATTGAATGTTTATGGATGAATCCAGCTGCTGCTCAACCTGATTTATTTGGTGGTGCAGCATGAAAGAACAGTTCGAAGTTTTCTTCATGACTCAGACTTTCTACCTGCAACTGAAATATATCCATGGGGACCGCTTATTTGATTTTGATCAGGGTATTGGATACCGCAACTTAACCGTACAAATTGCATATGTGTGCTGGTGCAAAGAGGATAAGGAGTTTGTGATTTGAAAATCCTCATCGGTATTGATACAGGAGTTAAAACCGGTTACGCCGTGGCAATGGACCATGGCACCGGTGGGGAGTTGCACCAGGTGGAGTGCTTAAGCATCACCAAGGCAATGCAGGCGGTTCAGGAAATAAAAGCGATTCATGGGAAAGATAATTTAAAGCTTTATATCGAAGATGCACGTAAACGCACTTGGTTTACTGGCGGTAAAGAAAAAGCTCAAGGCGTGGGGTCGGTAAAGCGTGATGCTCAGATCTGGGAGGACTGGTGTATAGAACAGGAGTTCAATTACATCATGGTCCATCCAAAAGCAAACGCTACTAAAACCAAAGCGGATCTATTTAAGAAGATAACTGGTTGGACTGGCCGCACGAATGAGCATGCACGTGATGCAGCAATGTTGGTTTTTAAAAGATTTTGGAAGGTTTGAGGGAAGAATATAAATGAGCGCAATTGTAGAAGTAAAACCAACGGTTCGAATGATGCAGAATGAATTGGCGCAGTGGGGTAAATGGGCGCGTCATGCTTCATATAATCCAAGTGAATTGACTTATACCTCACCAACATATGGTTTGATGCGTTTGAAAGAGGGGCAGAAGTCGTCAGGTATTCAGGTGATGCTGGATGATGATGCTTTGGTTGCTATTGATCACCTGGTGACTCAATTGCGCTTTTCACGGCCAGATCTATACCAGTGGATTGAATTCCATTATTTGAAAGGGTATCCGATCGCCGTTTTGGCGAGTAAGACCAAGGTGGCTCGATATAAAATTGACGGGTATTTGTTGGCGGCTGAATCTTGGTTAGATTGCCGATTAAATGATTTGGTTGCGAGTGTGAATTGACTTGCATTGTATACAGCAAACTACTATATTTGTGTTATTGTCGCTGTAGTTGCATTGATCGACTACATAGAACTTAAAGGCTCGCCATATGGTGGGCTTTTGCGTTATGGCGGTTTCATTAATTTCTAGTGGTTTTTAAATTAATGCCGCCACCCAGATTTTACATACATCAAAGCTTGGTCAAATGATCGGGCTTTTTTGTTGCCTGTAAAAAGGCAGCCCATTCCTGCTGGAGTGCTGACCAGTGGAACATGCCATCGAGTAAACTTCCTTCGGGAATCTAGACTAGGGAGTAGCGTCCCGACCTAAAGAGGATTGAAAGCAAGTAAAGCAGACCGTGCATGTTAGGTGTGTGTGATTGTGAGTAGCGGTAGATCAGTTGCCGAGCTGGTCAGTATCGTAATCTAAGGCAAGGGTGTGGCAGATCGCCATATCCTTTTTTATGCGCCATTAGCTCAACTGGAAAGAGCATGGGTTTTCTATACCAATGGTTGTGGGTTCGAGTCCTACATGGCGTGCCAGATAAACAAGATTGATTATTAAGTGATATTTTTGACTAAATTATGATCAATTTGTTGATAAATATAGCTTAATTATTACACGTTAAAACATTCTGCATATATTTCTTATACTTATTTGTGGTGAGCAACTGGTATCTTGGGTTCATTCCTAGAACGCTACAACAACAAGTATAATATAATACTCCACGGCCTGTTTAGCCCTCCAGCTAAGCAGGCTTTTTATTGCAAGGTTCAATTTAAGGGTACAGCCTTGCATATAATATTATTATGTATATAATGCGGGCCAGATTCTATGGCTGTAGTTTCTATTAAGTTTCTGCCTCCTTTCCCTATAAAGGAGGTATTTTTTTGTCTGGAGAAAAGTATGCTCCAATTTATATTCTGTTTATTTGGTTTACATGGTGTGACTGAGATCGATTACACGGTTGATGATGAAGAAATCAAGGTGTGTCGGGATTGCTTGAGAGAAGTTGAATAACAATCACTCAAGCAAATATCTATGTCATTAGAATGAAATATTTAAGTTATATGTTTGATCTGCAAATAAGAAATAAGTTGTAGCGCAAGTCAAGCCTGTTTAATTGGAGAGAGAGTTAAACAGGCTTTTTTATTCTTAAAATTTGCCGGACGTATTACGGCACATAAAACCCCTCGCATTCTAGATGTTGAGGGGTTTTTCTTTTCTTATTGGTGGTGCGTATGGATGTCAAAGAAGCCCAAAAGAATCTAAATGAATTGCATGATGAACTGGTGAAGTACCAGAATCTAAGCCGGGCATTCATGAATAGCAAACAGATGATGGCTATTGATGAAGTAATGGCAAACATCCGTACTCGCATGAAGAATATTCAAATCAATTTAAGTCGGAGATAGCGCCGTGGGTACAAGTGATCAAGAACGACTCGATGCCTTTAAGCGGGGTCTATACCAGGACATAGCCAATCGCAAACGATTGTTTGAGGCTGAGACTGGTTTGGCAATCAAAGATGTTGAGTTGGTATTTGTGAATGTCTCCACTGTAGATCAAGCCAATCAATACCTGCTTAACGAAATCAATGTGACCTTGGGTGATTCAGATGACATGCAACTCATGTGAACAGCGCCGTCAATGGATGAAAGAACAATATGAGCGATCAAAAGAAAGAATGCGGTTGTGTATCGAACGCCTTACTGGTCGAGATGCTTCAAGCAATGAGCAACCAAAGCCAGGCGACGGCAGCTCAAAACAATCTACTGGCAGAACAGAATAAAGTCATGGCTCGTATCGTGGATCAGAACAATGAGCTGATAGCGATGATGCAGACCGAAAATGATGAAGATGAACCTAAGTCACCTTGTTTGGATTAATGGATATGAGCAGACCATGCCGTGAGTTTCGCTGTCCAAACCTAACCAAATCACCAAAAGAACAAGGCTATTGTGATAAGCATGCACATAAGCGCAGTAACTGGACAGCACGTCAAGATCGATCAGGATCAACTACGGCGCGTGGCTATGGTCATGCATGGCGAGTACTGCGTGAAAGCATATTGAAGCGTGATAACTATCTCTGTGTGAAATGCGCCGTTGCTGGGCGTGTGACTGAGGCTACAGACGTCGATCACATCAAGGCTAAGGCTCACGGTGGTACAGATGACCCAGACAATCTACAGTCATTGTGTGCGCCGTGTCATAGAGAGAAGACAGCAAACGAAGGGAAGAAGTGATGAGTGAGCAAACAATAGAGCAGATGGTACATGACTATGCTGTTGCAAAGATTCATTCCGGTGAGCGAGTTAGTCAGTCCGACATTACAGATTTTTGCTTGTTAGCTCGAGATATTAAACAAGAAGCTAAGCGAGCACAAAAGGATATAGACGAAGATAGTCGTCGCCGTCGCTGGTAGGGAGGGGGTGGGTAAAAAGTTCAGGGCCTTTGCCTAAATGACCGCCCCCCTCCGTTCATTTTTACGTGCGCGAAATTAAAAATTCAGGGTGTTGACAAATGGGTGGAGTTTCTTCTGTTCCTGGGCGTGGCCGAAAGCCAAAACCGCAGGAAGCAAAACGGGCAGCTGGCAACCCGGGCAGACGTCCTCTCAATACCAATGTGCCTGAATTTGCTGATGTCGTTGATATTGATGTGCCGGAATATCTTTCGACAATGGAGTACGCGGACATGATGTGGCGTTCGGTTATTCCAGAGCTGTTAAAAAATAAAGTTCTTAAAATTACAGATATGCACAACGTGGAAATGTTCTGCATGGCTTACCACAACTTGCGCGTAGCCCAAAAAGAAGTAGTCCAAAAAGGACCAACACTGGAAACAGCGCAAGGCAGTACGATTAAAAATCCAGCCTTGACTGCAGTGAATGAAGCATCAAAACAGATGGCTTCTTTTGGAGCAATGCTGGGTCTGGATCCATCTTCCCGGGGGCGGTTAGGTGGTGGGGGTAATAAACCTAAAACAAATAAATTTGCGCAGGTGCTGAATATGTAGCGAGGCCGAAATGACAGCTTTCCCAAACGTTGGCATTGCAAATAGATGGGCAAAGCAGGTTGTTTCAGGAAAAATACCTGCATGTAAGTGGGTAAGACTTGCTTGTAAACGCCACTTAGATGACCTGATTAAGTCAAAAAATAAAGATTTTCCTTATAAATTTGAGCCAAAACTAGCAGAAAAGAAGATCGCTTTTATTGAATTGCTGCCCCATACCAAGGGTGAGTGGGCAATGAAGCGCCTGAGTATCACGCTTGAGCCCTGGCAAAAGTTTGGTATTGGCTGCACATTTGGTTGGGTTCGTAAAAAGGATGGATACCGCCGCTTCCGTGAAAGCTATTGGGAGGTGCCGCGTAAAAACGGTAAGTCTGCAATCGCTGCTGGCGTGGCTCTTAACATGTTTGCCAATGATGGTGAGTTTGGTTCAGAGGTTTATGCGGGTGCCACTACCGAGAAACAGGCATGGGAAGTTTTTAAACCTGCACGCTTAATGGCGGTACGTTCACCAGATTTTATTGAAGCAGCTGGCGTACTGATTAATGCGGGTAGCCTGGAGATTCCTGACGAAGGTTCTATTTTTGAGCCTATCATTGGTGATCCACCTGATGGCCAGTCACCGCATTGTGCTGTAGTCGATGAATTCCATGAGCATCCAACCTCTGCGCTGTATGACACCATGCAGACCGGTATGGGTGCACGTCGACAGCCTATGATTTTCACAATCACAACAGCTGGCTTCAATATTGAAGGCCCTTGTTATGATTTACGTGCACGTGTGCAGGAAATGCTTCTGGATACTGTGCCAGATGATGAGCTGTTTGGCTGGATATGGACCATTGATGAGGGGGATGACTGGACAGATCCGGCAGTATTAGCCAAAGCAAACCCCAATTATGGGGTTTCTGTTTATTCGGACTATCTGGAATCTCAGCAACGCCGGGCAATTCAGAACGCATCAAAGCAAGGTGCTTTTAAAACTAAGCACTTAAACGTTTGGGTATCTGCAAAATCTGCATTTTTTAACATGGAAAAGTGGAAGGCTTGCGGTAATCCAGACCTGAACATTGATGACTTTGAAGCAACGCCTTGCATGATGTGTGTGGATCTATCATCAAAAATTGATATTGCAGCACGTATCAACCTGTTTTACAGAATTGAGGATGATGGTCGACTGCATTACTACTGTATAGATCCGCAGTTCTACCTACCTGAAGATACGGTTTATAGCGGTGATGAAAAGCAGGTGGTTGAGCGGTATCAGAAGTGGTTCAACAAAGGTCTACTGAATGTCTGTGATGGCTATGAGAATGACCTGAATCAAATCGCAAAGGAGTTAATCGAAGATGCTCAGCGAGTGTCTTTGACTGAGGTTCCTTACGATGAGTGGGGTGGATTCCAGATTGCAAAAACTGTGGATGATGCTGGATATACCTCAATCAAGATGCCCAAAACTACAAAGACATTCTCACCAGCAATGAAGGAGCTTGAAGCTGCTATTGCTGCAGGTCGTTTTCATCATGATGGAAATCCAATTCTTAGCTGGATGATTGGCAACGTAATTTCTAAAACAGGAAAAAATGAAACCGAATTCCCGGATAAGGAAAAGAAGTTTAAGAAAATCGATGGTGCTGTAGCGTTGTTAATGGGCATTAGTCGAGCAATGGTGCTTGCAGGGGAACCTACAGGTGATGAATTTTATGATGATCCAATTATGGTAGGTGTTTAATGAGTACAAAGAAGCCGGGTCGGTTTGCTCAAGCAGCTTTGCGCTTCCTTGGGCTTGATGGGCATCTGAGTCTGGAGCCTGAATTATTAAGGGCATTATTGGCCACATCGAGTGGCAAGCATGTAACTGTAGATTCGGCGCTTCAATTGAGCGCCGTTTTTTCATGTGTAAGTTTGATTTCAGAAACTGTATCAACGCTGCCTCTTAAGATTTACCAGCGAAAAGCGGACGGTAGCCGGGATGTTGCAGTTAAGCATCCGCTCTACAATCTTTTGTGCCGGTCACCAAACTATGAAATGACACCTAGCCGGTTCATGCTGATGATTGTGGCCAGTATCTGCCTATGGGGAAACTCATACATTGAAATTATCCGCAGTGCATCAGGCCGGATTATTTCATTGAATCCATTGCTACCCCAAAACATGGTAGTGACCAGGAATAAGACCAACGGAATGCTGAAATACACTTACACCGAAAGCGGTGTTAAGCGTGAAATCACTGAAAAAAACATGATGCATGTTCGTGGTTTTGGTATCGATGGGGTGATGGGCTTATTTAAGGTCCAAAAAGCGCGTGAAACTATTGGGGCTGCACAGGCTGCTGAAGAAGCTGCGGCCAAGTTTTTTGAAAACGGGTTGCAGACATCAGGTCTTTTATCTGCTCAAGGGAAATTAACACCGGATCAGCGTGAATCACTTAGAGACAACATGAATAAATTCATGGGGTCCAAGAATGCCGGAAAAATGATGGTGCTTGAAAATGGTATGCAGTATCACGGCATCACCATGAATCCAGAAGCAGCTCAGATGTTAGAAACTCGGACATTTGAGATTGAGGAAATTTGCCGCTGGTTCCGGGTACCGCCATTCATGGTTGGGCATTTAGATAAGCAAAGCTCATGGGCCTCCAGTGTTGAAGGCATGAACATGCAATTCCTGACCAATACCTTGCGTCCATTACTGGTCAATATTGAACAGGAAATTGCACGGTGCCTGATTGGTGCTGCAGAGTTCGAAACCTATTACGTTGAGTTTGGCGTGGAAGGTTTATTGCGGGCAGATTCAAAAGGCCGTGCTGAATACTATGCATCTGCACTTATTAATGGTTGGTATAACCGTGATGAGGTTAGACGTAAAGAAAATGAAGCACCTATTCCTGGTGGGCATATTTATACAATTCAATCGGCATTAATTCCGCTTGATCAAGTCGGGACCAATTACAAAGGTGATAATAATGAGCAAACGAAACCTGCTGCCAGTCGCTAATTTTAATGCAAAAGAAAAAGGTGGTGTTTCGCCGTTAGCTTTTGATCGTTGGAATCCTGCAATTAAAGCATCAGATGAAAATGACAATACGATTGGTATTTATGATCCGATTGGTTATGACTACTGGGATGATTCTGGTGTAACCGCTAAGCGGATCAGTGCTGCATTGCGCTCACTTGATGGCGCTGATGTTGTGGTCAATATCAATTCACCAGGTGGTGATGTATTTGAAGGTCTGGCTATCTATAACCTGCTTCGTGAATACAAAGGTCATGTGACTGTACGTGTTTTAGGGGTAGCAGCTTCAGCAGCATCGTTTATTGCCATGGCAGCTGATGAGATTCAGATTGCCCGTGCTGGATTCTTTATGATTCACAATGCTTGGACAGGGCTTTGGGGGAATCGCAACGACTTGCGTGAAACTGCAGATTTCCTTGAGCAGATCGATGATACGATTGCTGATATTTATCATGTGCGATCCGGCCTTGGTATGGATGAGCTTAAAGCTGATATGGATAAAGAGCGCTGGATCAATGGGCGCGATGCGATTGATAGCGGCTTTGCTGATGCTTTCCTGCCATCTGACGTGGTTGTTGAAGATACAAAGAACTTCACTAAAGAAAAAGTCGCTGCTCATAAGGCAGATATCTTGCTTGCCAAAGCGGGAATGTCTCGAAGCTCACGACGGGAACTTATTCAAGATTTAAAGGGTACGCCTGGCGCTACCAACCAAGCTACGCCAAGCGCTAGCAATGATGTACTCGAAAGTGTTCTTCAAAGTATGCGTAACGCTACTGAGAAATTTAGCACTTAAAACCTGATAGCAATTTTATGACCGCCTATATGGCGGTTTTCTTATTTTTGAGAGATGAAAAATCATGACTGATCAAACTAAAGACCAAACAGCTCAGGCCCTTAAAGACGTAAACACTGGCTTAAAGAATCTGACTGAAAAAGTTCAACCCATGGCTGAAAATGCTTTGAATGAAGCAAAAAAAGCTGGTGAATTGTCTACTGAAACTAAAGCGGCAGTGGATAAAGCACTTACAGACCTAAATAATCTGCGCCAAGCCCAAAATGACCTACAGGTGAAGTTGGGTGAAGCTGAGCAATTATTTGCACGTGGTGGCACTGGTAATCCAGGTGCACAAGTAGATGCTCGTGCTGGTGATCTTGCTGTAAAAGATGAGCAAATTATTTCGTTTGCAAGCAATGCAACTTCTGGAAAACGTATCAGTGTAGCCGTTCCCCGTAATGCACTGACATCATTTGCAGTAAACCCTGTTGATGGTTCGACTCGTATTGTGACTGCGCCAAATCAGCGCGTGACCATCCGTGACCTATTAGCTCCAGGTCGAACGGCCAGTAATGCGATTGCTTACCTACGTGAAACCGGCTTTACCAATAACGCTGCGCCAGTGGCTGAAAACACCACCAAGCCATATTCTGAATTAACATTCGAAGAAGTGCTGGAAGGTGTTAAAACAATCGCTCACATGTTGAAAGCCTCTAAGCAGATTCTTGATGACTTACCTCAGTTGCAAAGCTTTATCAATGGTCGTTTGCTTAATGGCCTTAAGCGTGTTGAAGATGCGCAACTGTTATTTGGTTCAGGCACGGGTAACAATCTGCATGGCATTTATACTCAAGCAACCGCTTATTCAGCTCCAATTACAATTGCATCACCGACTCGCGTAGATACTATGCGTTTGGCCATGCTGCAAGCTGCCTTGGCAGATGTATTTGCAACTGGTCATGTGCTGCATATGAATGACTGGACAGCAATTGAATTACTGAAAGACACCACCGGCGCATACTTGTTTACCAACCCGTTCGCGCCAAATACTCCAAGTCTATGGGGGTTGCCAGTTGCAGAAACAAATCACGCTGCAATGTCTGGAAACTTCCTTACCGGCAGTTTCGCTGAAGCTGCTCAAATCTTTGACCGTGAAGATGCAAACGTGGTGATTTCAACCGAAAATGCTGATGACTTTGAAAAGAACATGATCTCTATTCGTTGTGAAGAGCGTCTGGCATTGGCTGTGTATCGCCCAGAAGCATTCGTAAAAGGTGCATTCCCTGTACCAGCACCTTAATTACAACCATGAAGGGGCCAGCTGGCCCTTTCACCTTGGAGTTTAGAACATGAAAATTAAATTCTTAGATGCTGCAATGCTTGGAAACAAGGTTTACGTCAAAGGTGATGAGGCCGAGATTCCAGATATTACGGCCGGTGAACTCATCAAGAAAAAATTGGCGATTGATCCTGAACAAGCGGCAGCTGATAAAGCTAAAGCTGATGCGGAAAAGAAAGCCAAAGCTGCAGCCGATAAAGAGGCTAAGGCCAAAGCGGACGCAGAAGCTAAGGCAAAAGCCGAGGCTGAGGCGAAAGCTGAAGAGGAAAAGTTAAAGGCAGAAGAAGAGGCGAAAGCCAAAGCTGCTGCAGAAGAAAAAGCCAAAGAAACTAAAACAAAGTAAGGTCATATCATGCCAGTTATTAACATTGAAAAAGCTATGGTTCATTTGCGAGTAGATGAAGATACTGGCGGTGATGTCCTGGCAAAGTTGAATTCGGCAGAAGATAAAGCGGCTCAATATTTGAACCGCTTTTTTTATGCCACTTCAGCCGCATGGACAGAGGCGATTTCTCTCACTTTGGACCAGCTAAATTATGAGCTTGTGAAATACAAAGAGAGTTGCGATGCAGCTAATCTGGTTACAGATCTAGTCTCAAGAAATATGCTGTTATCTGCGGCTGAAAATCTTAAAAAAGAAGCTCAGCGCAATACCAAAATGGCCATGCAAGGCATTGTTATCAATCCATCTATTGAAGCGGCTGTTTTACTGATCTTGGGCAGTCTTTATGAAAATCGGGAAGATGAAACCAGTACCACGGTAAATGAGTTGCCGAAAGGCGCTTTGTGGTTGCTCGATCCATACCGTTTAGATCTGGGGGTATAGATGAGAGCAGGTCCTTTAAGACATCGCATCCGTATTGAAGCCTTTACCGAAACCCAAGATAAAACCACAGGTCGTATTGCTCAAGCCTGGACAGAGTTTTGTACGGTGTGGGGAAGACACGAGGCTTTATCTACGCGTGACCAGCTGCAAGCTCAGGCAATTGACTCGAGCATGAATGCACGTTGTCGCATTCGTTACAGCTCAAAGGCAAGTCAGATTGATTCAACCATGCGTCTATATTTCCGGGATAAGTACTGGAAGATTGACGGTGATCCGGTGCCAGATAATGAAAGCGGTCTTGAGTGGTTGACGCTCAACCTTGCAGAAGGTGAATCAGAATGGCAGCAGTCGATTTAAATATTGAAGGCTTGGATGAGTTCAATAAGAAAATAGCTGAGCTGAAAGACATCAAAAAGGTTAGATCAAAGGGTATGGCAGCTGCCCGTAAAGCAATGAAAATTGTTGAGCTCTCGGCAAAGATAGGTGCCGCTTATATCGATGACCCTGCAACCCGGGAAGATATCCAGAAAAACATTACCATTCGAGCTGGAAAAACGAAATCTCTTTCAACCATTCGCATGCGTGTTGGTATTCGAGGAGGCGCTGCAGTAAATGCCAAATCGGATCGGGCTAAGCTGGCTGCTTTACCAGGTGGTGAAACGGTCTACTGGCGTTATATTGAATTTGGCACAAGTAAAATTCCTGCAACGCCGTTTATGCGTCCAGCTTTATCTGAAAACATTCAGAAAGTCACCGGTGAATTTGCAAAAACATTTATGAAGTCAATTGAGGCAGCGATTGCAAAGGGCAAAATTTCATGACAGCACCTATTTTCCCATTACTTAATGCGAGTGATGAAGTTAAGTCTTATCTGGAATCTGGCGGGATTTTACGTGCATTTGAATTTGGTCTTGCACCAGATAAACCAAAGCCGCCGTATCTGGTATGGCAGGATATATCTGGTATTCCGCAAAATCATTTAGATTGCCCGGCAAACATCGATCATGTGACGATCCAAGTTGATATTTATACGACGAATGCTGATGACCTGCGAAATATCCGTGAAGCAGTTCGTAAAGCATTTGAGCTTGATAACTCGTGCACTGTAACCGGTCTGCGTGGCAATGAGCGTGATCCAGACAGCAAGATGTACCGAACCGGTTTCGATTCAAACTGGTTTGTAGATCGATAAAAAGAATTTTCCACATAGCACCCAACCGGGTGCTTTTTTTATGCCTAAAATTGAGGAGTAGCTACTCATGGCGAAGAAAGGTGTTTTATCTCAGGGTACGCATGTATGGATTTTACATGGCGATACTCCAACACTTACAAAAATGGACTGCGTTAAAGCCTTTGTAATGGGCGATGACAGCACCACCGAAATCAATACAACCTGTCTGGAAGAGCCAAAAACAGCAACATCGGACTGGGGCTTAACCACACCGGGTGAGGGTTCAATTCAAATCGACACCGATCCTAAAAACCTTTCACACATGAAATTACTTGAGCTTGCGGCAGATCGCGCTGAAGTTGGTGTGTATGTAGGTTGGTCAGATGGTGAAGCCGTTCCAACAGTTGGGGTTGATGACGAGGTGCTGATGCCACCAACTCGAACATGGTCATACTTCCGCGCAATTCTGCGTAAAGGTTCTCCGGTGTTTGATGCCGACTCTCTAGTAAACCATACGGTGCCGATGAAGCGCCAGACTGAAGTAATAGACGTATTTAAGGTGGTTGCATAATGAATTTAAGTGAAATTATCCAAGGCTCATTAATTAGCGAAATCCACAATAAGACCGTTGAGTTTAAGCATTTTGGCAAAACAGAAACTGTCGAAATCTCAATCAAACAGTTGCCTTATGCTGTGACAGAGCCACTATTTACTCGCTTGAATAAGGGGGAAGATGTGGTTTCTGAATGGATTGCTGCGGCTGTAGTTGATGAAAATGGAAAGCCTTACTTAACCAAAAAGCAAGTGTCTGCCAACTTTACCCAGACACTAGCTTCAGCAATTTTTAATGCCATTCTTGGCATTGAGAAGGCACCAGTGGATGACGAGGGAAAGTCAGATTAACACTGGATGATGAATTCTGGTGTGAACTGGTTTTAAATGGGGTTGGTGGTCGCACGATTGCTGAAGCCAAATTAAATATGACTAATGCTGAAGTTTCGAAATGGGCTGCTCTTAGAAATAAGCGCGGCTCATTTTTCACAGGGCGTAGGATTGAGCAAAGTATTGGGGCTTTGATGGCTTTATATGCTCAGAATCATGTGAAAGAAGGGGTAGAGGTTAATCCTTATGATTACATGGTTCATGAAGATGAGCCTGAGCTAACTTTTGAAGAGCAGCGCATGCAAGCCATTAAAAAGAAATCAGGTTAGCTTGGTTTCTTTTTACGCTAATAATTAGTATCTTATCTTGAATAACAAATATTTGGGGTGGGGTTATGAAGAAGATAATATTAACAACTTTTTTATTGGTTTTTGGAGCGTACTCTTATGCGGCCGAACCCCCAATTGTAAAAGTTAATTGTGATGATGTGAAAATCAGTACATTAACCATAGGTAAAAATGATTTTAGGTTTTATGCATATTGGAATGAGCCCGCAAAGTTTCCAAACCCACCGATTTCGAGAAAAATTGGAAAGACTGGAAGGTATGAGGTTAAACCATTTAAGTTTATCTGTCCGAATTTTGAGGTAAGCTTTGATGGTAATGTGGCTGAGATTAAATCCGAAAACTATCAAGCAGCGCTCGGACATCTAGGCGAGTATGATAGGGATTTAGACTTGTATCATTATAGTTTTTATCGCTACCCAAACATCAGAGAAGGCTTAATAGTTGTTGATTATTCTTTTGATCTTGAAAGTTTCGATTTTAAAACCAGTATTTATACTGCAAAAGAAGGGGATGATTTAAACGATTCACTTCACACAAGCGCAGTCCCAAAATCAACTATTATTGGTTATAAGGTTGATGGTGGGGAATTAAAACCTTTATTGTATGATCGAAAGATTTCAAACTATAAGAGTGATTTCGAGAATGCAAAAATAATAGATATTTATCATAAAATGCCAAATGATGATTTTAAAATTGGTGCAAATATCGAGCGTATTTATATAGATAAAAAAAATGGAATTCTTAGAATCTATATTAACTCTAGGTTTCCTAATGGTTGAATCAACCTAATTCGCAAGCCACCTTCGGGTGGTTTTTTTATTGCCTGAGGAAAAGTTATGGCGGCAGCATCCCTTGGTCGTTTGACCCTTGATTTAGCGGTAAAGCTCGGTTCATTTGAACAGGGCATGACGCAGGCAGAACGTAAAACCAAAGACACCACAGAGAAAATGGGCAAGGCTTTTGGTGGATTTAAGTCCCAAGTTGCCGATGCCTTGGGTGGCACTCAGATTGGTTCAATTGTTGATTCGTTTAACACTAAAATTGGCTCTCTAAAGGGTGGGGTTTTAGTGGCAGGCGCTGCGCTTACTGGCATGGCTGTCGGTGGCATTGCGGTAGCTACTGGCGCATTAGCAAAAATGGCGATTGATACTGCTAAAGCAGATGCGCAACTTTTAGTCTTGGCGAACCGCGCCAATACCAGTGCAGAGAGTTTTCAAATTCTTCAGTATGCCGCATCTGGTTTAGGTGTAACGCAAGATCAGCTCGGCAGTATTCTTGCTGACGTACAGGAAAAATTGGGTGAATTTAGTGCGACCAAAGGTGGTGGTGCTGCCGACTTCTTTGATGCGTTAAAAAACAATACCAAAATGACAGAAGATCAAATCAAGTCATTTGGTAAAACCCTGCAAGGTAAGGATGGCGTGGAAGCTATTCAGATGCTGAATGATAAAATGGACAAGCTTGGTGTCACATCTCAGGAACGTCGATTTGTATTTGAAAGCCTAGCTTCAGACCTCGGTAATTTAGCTCCATTATTTGCTGAAAATGGAGACCTTTTAGAAAAGTATGGTGATGCATTAAGAGACGCAGGTGTAATTAAGTCAGGCGAAGCGCTAGAGCAGTCAAAATTATTAGCAGCTCAGACTGAATCGGTGCGTATGCGTTTTGATGGCTTAAAAAGCCAGTTGGCCACTCAGATGATGCCTGCTCTAAATAGCCTTGTAAGTCACTTTATTGATGGGGCAACAAAAGGCGGGCAGTTTGGCGGCATTATTAAATCGGTTGGAGTGATTGCGCGAGGTGTTGGTGTTGTCATTATTGGTGTTGCAGCATCTATTGAGGTGATGATTAAGGTTATTGCCGGACTTATAGACCAAGCCAAGAATGTGGCTAAGACTGCACTTGATGTCTGGAATGCGGATGGTGTTGTGGCCAAAGCTAAAGCCACATGGAATGGCTTAGCAAATGCCGGAACATTGGCGGTAGGAACATTTACAAGTGGTGCCAGTGCGATTCAGACTGCTATGGATGGTGCTAGTGCTGTATGGGATTCAACAACAACTAAAACTGATAAGTTAGCCGAAGCACTATTAGCCACCGGTGTTGCTGCCCAAAATGCATCTGGTGGCCTAAAAATCAACACCAAAGAGGCTGATGAAAACGCCAAAGCCAAGGAAAAGGCCGCAGCAGCTTCAGCCAAGGCAGCAAAAGAACAGGAAAAACTTAATGGACTTGTTGGTGCTTCTGCTTTAAGTGGACTGCGGATTAAATCAAGTGAATCTGTTGCTGGCGGCAAGGTTAGGGGTTATACAGCAGAATTTGCAAAACTGGCTCAAGATGCTTTAGGTTCTCAGCTTAACCGTTTTACTGCGTTCAATGATAGTTATCATAAGGGAACTAACAGCAAACATGCGGTTGGTCAGGCATTTGACTTTACTGTTAAGGATGCAAGTGAAGCCAATGCTTCAATTAAGCGATTGCAAGAAGTGGCCAAAAAGTACGGCTTCACAATCAGTGCTATCAATGAATACACAAAGCCATCTGCTCGATCCACTGGCGGGCATGTGCATGTTGCTGTCCTTGGCTACAAGGGCACGAACGAGATGCTTAAAGATGCTCAGGCAGAGGTATCAATTGTTGCAAAGGCCAATGAAGATACACAGAAAATAAGAGAAGAAACTTTAAGAAAGCAGCAAGCTGTATTAAAGGAATACCTTACCGGGCAAGAAAAACTTGAGTATGAAAATGCTGTTTCTATCCAAGAAATCAAAGACGCTTTTGCTGAAAATGATCCTAGTCGCGAGAAGTATTTAAAGCTTCAGCAACTTGCTTATCAAAAGGATGTCGAGGAGTTTAAGAAAGCTCAGCAACAAAAACGTGATGCTGCATTTGCTTCAACTAATAACCCTATCGGAGACATGGTTGGAATGGGTGTGAATGCTAGAGCAAGGGCATCTCTCAGTTCAGCCGAGTATGATCAGTGGAGCATGAGCAGTAGCCAGCAAGACGGTTATTCACAGCTATCGGATAGCTTGTATTCAGCTCGCGAAGGCGTAGAGAGTAATGAATATTTAACGGAGTCGGAAAAATATGCTCAACTAGAGGAGATCTACAAGACATATCTGGACAATAAAAAGGCGCTTACTGAAGAATACAATAAGCAGGAGAATGAATATCTAAAAGCTAGAGCAGAAATGGAAGCAGCTGCCGCAATGGCCAGTGTTTCTGAAATAGGCAATGCACTTACAGGAATGTTGGACAAGTCAAGTGGTGCTTATGCTGTGGCCTTAGCAATGCAAAAATCATACTCAATTTTCTCATCCTTGATGGCTGCAAAAACTGCATACGCCCAAGCATTTGCTGATCCATCTGCAATGACAGTGCCTCAGAAGATTATGGGGGCGCTTGCGGTAGCAGCACCACTGGCTTCCGCCCTAAGCTCTTTAATGTCAATTCAAACTGATATTAAAGGGGGTTATGCCAACGGTGGCTACACCGGTCATGGTGGTAAGTATGAGCCAGCAGGCATTGTCCATAGAGGTGAAGGTGTTTTAACCCAGGAGGAAATTAGAGCGTTGGGTGGTCCTGAGGGATTCTATGCATTACGCCATTCAATTAAAAATGGCTTCTCTGATGGCGGATTGGCTTTGGGTTCTCCTTCAGATTTCAGTGTGAAAATGCCTAAATTAAGTGGTATTTCATCACAAGAATCTCAGGTGCCAAACGTCAATGTCTACACATTGCCGGGTGAGACTGCTGATATATCTTGGGATAACGGTCAGTTGGATGTGCGTATTCGTAAGATTGCCAGAGAAGAGATGGATTCTTATATTCCAGCTCAGATGGCTAATCCAAGCTCGAAGCTGCATAAAGCAGTCGTGCGAAACACCACAGCAACAACCAAGCGATAACAACCAACCTAAAAAGCAAAAAGCCCGTGACTCGTAATCATGGGCTTTTTTGTGTTCACAACCTTATGGCAGAAGGATGCAAACCATAGATGAATTTTAACCTAGATTTGAAGGTTGATAAAGCAATGAATCAATTATCAGAAAGCAAAGCATTAAGGCGCTGGACTTACATTGTCTGCTTCTTAGTGATAGTGGGTGTAGGTACATGGCAATTAGCGCCCATACTGCAAGCCATAGCCAAATTAATAGAAGTTCTTAAATAAGCCGACCCAATAAGAGGTCGGTTTTTTAATGGGTAAAATTTATGAACAGTTTTGCATTATGCCCGTTACAAGCCGGGTATTCCTTTTCACCTGGTAACAACATGTTGGAGCAGCAACTTCTAGGCGGGTTCGCCCGTCAGCGAAGAATGTTTGTAAATAACGTGCATGTGGTCAATGTGTCTGTGCTGCTTAAAACCAAAACCCATGCTCAGTATTTCTGGGCATTTTGGCGATTGCACACACTTGATCCAAAGCCATTTTTATGGCGACTGATTACAGATTCATCTGAAGTACAGGATCATACCTGTCAGTTCGTTGCTGATTCGCTGTCAGTCGGTGAGCGTAGTGGTGTGATTTATTCCGTGTCATTTCAGGTGCGATGCAAGCCGCTAAATAATGGTGATTTGGCATTTGATCAGCAGATTATCGACTTATGGGAATCTGGCAATCCATTCGACATGCTAAATCTACTTGAGAAGCTGGTGAATGAGAGCTTCCCGGATGCCTTGGGGGTGTGATGAGTGATTTAGATAAATTCCATTTGGATGCAACGCCAAGCGCGGCCATGCTTGAGCTGATTGAGATCAGTCATCCACTCTGGCCACAACCGTTGCGCTATGTGACCAATCATGCTGACGGTGTGACGGTAAAGCATGAAGATGGGCTGGTGTACAACTATGAGTTTATGCCGGTACAAATCAACAAAGGTGCGAACTCAGATGACCTGGATCAGACGCTTAAAATTACGGTGGGTGATTTAGGGCAGGTGGTGCCACAGCTGCTCAAGATCATTCGAGATGCGGATAACTTTGAGCGTCCGTCTGTGGTTTATCGGGCCTATTCATCCAATAACATGGAAGCTCCTCTGCAGGTGGTGAAAGGTTATGAGGTGGAAGATCGCTCTACAGATCATCAGGCCACAACATTTAATGCAGCCACAAAACGCGCCAACTCCACCGGTACAGGCATGTTTTACACCGTGGATAATTTTCCAAGCCTAAAGGCCTTCTTCTAATGAAAAGTATTGACGCTTTGCTGGATCGAAAGTATGACCCTGAGAAATATCATTGTGTGCATTTTCTAATTGAGGCTGCTGACTATATCTTTGGTCTGGATTACTCGGATAGCTTCGTGGGCCTGACCACATCACTACACGAAACCCTACGCACATCTCGCCTAAACGCCAGACAGGGTCGGCGGATCAATACGCCTGTAGATGGCACTGTGGTGCTAATGACCAATGCAAATCAAAGCTCCCATGTGGGGCTTTTTTATTGCGGCCGTGTTCTGCATCTCACGGAAATGGGTGTGCATTTTTTACCATTAATTACGATTCAACGCTTTTATAAACGGATTCGATATTATGAGCCGATTACGCATTCTAAAGAACCCGCTTAATGCTGGCGAGGAAGTTCTACATATCAGAACAGATAAGGTGCTCGAAGCCTTTATTGAGGTAAAAAAGAAGCACCCACAGGCCCGCATTTATTTGCAACCCGCCTGTCAGCAGAATGATGTAACGCCAAGCAATAAAGTAGACGAAGCATCGTTGGTGATGCTCTCTCAAAAATATGATTTTGATATCGTATGTCATGCGGCAGGGCTAACCCCCGTTGAATGGTTTATGGTTGCTGCTGCAGTGCTTTCGGTAGGTGTATCAGTCTATACCTACATGAACATGCCTGATGTTCCAATAATGGATCAGAAGTCTAGCAATAATGAACTATCCAACCGGGTAAACCGCGAACGCATTAAAGGCCGTGTTCCTGATCCATTCGGCACCAATAAGTGCGTACCCGACCTGATTGCACCACCGATTCTTTATTACAAAGACGATGGTATTGAAATTGAAGAGTGCTTGATGTGTCTTGGTCGTGGTGAGTTTGAAATATCCGATATCAAAGATGGTGATACCTTTGGCTCAACGATTGATGGATTTTCAACATCGGTTTATGCACCAGGTATGAGTCTTACCGGTACACCTCAAATTCAGATTGGCAGATCATTTACTGAGGCACCTTTG